ATTCTGGTTTTATAATAATGGAAATCCTACTTATATAACAGGAACTCACTATATGTATTTACAATGGAGCAAGATTGATGTTGGGGCACCAGATTTTAGAGAAGCAAATAGATTATTCTTTATATTTTGGGAAGCATGTAAAGCAGATGATAGATGTTATGGCATGTGTTATCTTAAAAATCGTAGATCTGGTTTTTCATTTATGGCTTCAGGCGAGGTTGTAAACTTAGCCACATTAGCAAGTGATTCACGATATGGCATATTATCTAAAACCGGACCAGATGCTAAAAAGATGTTTACTGATAAGGTTGTTCCTATATCAGTTAACTACCCATTCTTTTTTAAACCCATACAAGATGGTATGGATCGACCTAAAACAGAATTAGCGTATAGAGTACCAGCTTCTAAATTAACTAGAAGAAAGATAGAATTAGGCACAAAAGAAGAAGAATTAGAAGGATTAGATACTACTATTGATTGGAAAAATACAGGTGATAATAGTTATGATGGTGAAAAATTAAAACTATTAGTACATGATGAAAGTGGTAAATGGGAAAGGCCTAATAATATTTTAAACAACTGGAGAGTTACAAAAACAACCTTAAGACTTGGTAGTAGAATAGTGGGAAAATGTATGATGGGATCTACTAGTAATGCTTTAGAAAAAGGTGGTGATAATTTTAAAAACCTATATTATGAATCCGATGTTACCAAAAGAAACCGCAATGGACAGACTAGCTCAGGACTCTATTCTTTGTTCATACCTATGGAATGGAACTACGAAGGATACATTGATATGTATGGAATACCTACATTCGAAACTCCAAAAACAAAAACTGTTGGACCAGATGGGTATCAAATAAAAATAGGTGTAATAGATTATTGGGATAATGAGGTTGAAGGATTAAGAAATGATCAAGATTCATTAAATGAATTTTATAGACAGTTTCCAAGAACTGAAAAGCACGCTTTTAGAGATGAGACTAGACAATCATTATTTAATTTAACTAAAATATATGAGCAGATAGATTATAATGAAGAAATTAAAATGTCTGGTATTATAACAAAAGGAAGTTTCCAATGGAGAAATGGTGTAAAAGATACATCTGTAGAATTTATGCCAAATAATAATGGAAGGTTTAAAATTAGTTGGATACCAGAATTACAATTACAAAACAAAGTAATAATTAAAAACGGTATTAAATATCCTGGTAACGAACATATTGGGGCTTTTGGTTGTGATAGTTATGATATATCGGGAACAGTAGATAGATTAGGTTCTAATGGTGCTTTGCATGGTATTACTAAATTTTCTATGGAAAATGTTCCTGCTAATAGAATATTTTTAGAATATGTAGCAAGGCCGCAAACCGCGGAGATATTTTTTGAAGATGTTTTAATGGCTATAGTCTTTTATGGAATGCCAATACTTTGTGAAAATAATAAACCTAGACTTTTATATTATTTAAAACGTAGAGGTTATAGGGGATTTTCAATGAATAGACCAGATAAAACATGGAATAAACTATCGGTAACAGAAAAAGAAGTCGGTGGTATACCTAATTCAAGTGAAGATATAAAGCAGGCTCATGCCGCTGCGATAGAAAGCTATATTGAAAATTACATAGGACAAAAGGGTGATAACTTTGGTGATATGTATTTTCAAAGAACTTTAGAAGATTGGGCTAAATTTGATATAAATAATAGAACAAGATATGATGCCTCTATTAGTTCAGGTTTAGCATTAATGGCATGTAATAAAAACCTATATAAACCAACCCAAGAAAGAACAACAAAATCAATTGATCTTGGTATAAAAAAATACGATAATCAAGGAGTAAGATCTCAAATAATATAAAAAAATGATTAAAAAAGGTATTAAAACCTCTTTTCCTAGCCAAGTAGTTAGTGACACGGAAAAAATGAGCAAAGAGTATGGTGCTAAGGTTGGTGCAGCTATAGAGTATGAGTGGTTTAATCACAATAATAACTCTAGTAGATATAATACATATAAAGATAATTTCCATTCATTAAGATTATATGCTAGAGGAGAGCAAAGTGTACAAAAATATAAAGATGAGTTATCTATAAATGGTGATTTATCATATTTAAATTTAGATTGGAAGCCTGTTCCTATTATTTCTAAATTTGTAGATATAGTTGTAAACGGTATGGCTGATAGATCATATGATATTAAGGCTTATTCTCAAGATCCGTCTTCAGTAAAAGAAAGAACAGATTACGTTGAAAAGATAATGGATGATATGTTAAATAAATCTTTTAATGATCAAGTAGCAAGTCAATTAGGTGTTAGTATGTATAATACGCCTCAAGATACTCTCCCAGAAACTTCTGAAGAACTAGAGCTTCATATGCAGTTAGATTATAAGCAAAGTATTGAGATAGCTGAAGAGGAAGCTGTAAATAGTATTTTTAGTAAAAATAAATACGAATATTTATCTAAAAGAATTAATAATGACTTAGTTGTTTTAGGTATAGGTGCTGTAAAAAATTCATTTAATAAATCAGAGGGTATTAAAATAGAATATGTTGACCCTGCTGATATAGTTTATTCCCATACTGATTCACCCTATTTTGATGATGTATATTATATTGGCGAAGTAAAAGATATTTATATAAATGAACTTAAAAAAGAATTTCCAGATTTATCAGATGAAGATTTAAAAAAATATTCTAATCTTGGGAATATATATAGAAATAATAGTAATATTGTAGCAAGCAAGCATGATGATAATAATTCTGTAGCTGTTTTATATTTTGAGTATAAAACATATATGAGTGAAGTTTATAAAATTAAAAATACTGCTACTGGTGGTAAAAAAGCTATTAAAAAGAATAGTAAATTTAATCCACCAAAAAATGAAGACTATGAAAAAGTAGAAAGAGTTATAGAAGTTATATATGAAGGTGTTAAAATAGTTGGTAGCGGCAGTGAGGATATATTAAAATGGGAACTTAAGAAAAATATGATAAGGCCTAAAGCTGATACTACTAAGGCTATAATGAGTTATAGCGTTTGTGCCCCTAGAATATATGAAGGTAGAATAGAATCTTTAGTAAGTCGTATTACTGGCTTTGCTGATATGATTCAGATAACTCATTTAAAACTACAACAAGTATTATCTAAAATGGTACCAGATGGTGTTTATTTAGATGCTGATGCTTTAGCTGAAATAGATTTAGGTAATGGAACAAATTATAATCCAGCAGAAGCATTAAATATGTTCTTCCAAACTGGTTCCGTTATAGGTAGATCAATGACACAAGATGGCGATATAAATAGAGGTAACATGCCTATTCAAGAGTTAAATACTAGCGGAAAAGGTGGTAAAATACAAAGTTTAATACAAACTTATAATTATTATCTACAAATGATGCGTGATGTTACTGGTCTTAATGAGGCGAGAGATGGTACTATGCCTGATAAAGATGCTTTAGTTGGTATACAAAAAATTGCTGCCGCAAATTCTAATACAGCTACTAGACATTTATTACAGTCAAGTTTATATTTAACATTATCAACTGCAGAATGTATTTCAATGAGAATATCCGATGTTATAGAATATTCTCCTACAAAAGAATCTTTTATAAAAACATTAGGGAAATTTAATGTTGGTACTTTAGAAGAAATGTCGAATTTACACTTACATGATTTTGGTATATTTTTAGAATTAGCCCCTGATGAAGAAGAAAAAACTATCTTAGAAAATAATATACAAATGGCCCTTCAGCAACAAACTATTGATTTAGAAGATGCTATTGATATACGTAATGTTAGAAATATAAAACTTGCAAATCAATTATTAAAAATAAGAAGAAGAAAGAAAATACAAGAAGATAGGCAGCAACAGCAAGAAAATATTCAAATGCAATCTGAATCTAATGCACAGGCAGCACAAGCAGCAGCACAAGCTGAAATGCAAAAGAATCAAGCTATGACACAATCAGAAATGCAGTTACAACAAAATAAGTCTCAGTTAGATATGCAGAAAATGGAAAGAGAGGCTCAGCTTAAAAAAGAATTAATGCAATTGGAATTTGAAATGAATATGCAATTAAAACAAGTTGAAGTTGAAAACTCCAAACAAAGAGAAAGTGATAAAGAAGATCGTAAAGACGAAAGAACTAAAATTCAAGCAAGTCAACAAAGTGAATTGATTGAACAAAGAAAAAAAGGAAATCCTCCTAAAAATTTCGAATCAGCCGGATTTGATAATTTAGAAGGATTTGGTTTAGAGCAATTTGAACCAAGGTAATTTATTAATTATATAATATTATATTATGGCAAAAACTGAAAAACAAGAAGAAGAAGTTATTCAAGAGGTAAAAACAGAAGAAACACCTGTGCAAGCACCTGTTGAAGAGCAGAAACAAGAAGAACCTAAAATCAAAGCTAGGATTTTAGAAGAAGGTGGAGATTTTAAATTAAAACCTAGAAAAGTAAAACAAGAACAAAAAGATGAAACAGAAAATGCTAAATCAGAAAAAGCTGAAGAAGTAAAAACTGGTATAGAAAAAATTGTTAAAAAAGAGGAAGAAGAAGAAAAAGAGAAAACTGAAAAAGTTAAAGAAAATTTAGTTCTTGAAGAAATATCACAAGAAGAAGTTGAAAAATCAAAAATTGAACAACAAAATCTTGTGATAGACGAAGTATCACCAGAACAACCAAAACAACCAGAAGTTGTTGTGCCAGAAAATTTACAAGATTTAGTTAAATTTATGGAAGATACTGGTGGTGGTTTGGAAGAATATGTTAGATTAAATGCTGACTATTCAAATATAAATGACGATGCTCTTTTAAAAGAGTATTATAAAAATACTAAACCTCATTTAAATACGGAAGAAATTAATTTTTTAATTGAAGATAATTTCCAATTCGATGAGGACATTGATGAGCCAAGACAAATAAAAAAGAAAAAATTGGCTTTCAAAGAAGAAATTGTAAAAGCTCGAAAGCATCTTACTGGTTTAAAGGATCAGTATTACAAGGAAGTCAAGTTGGGTTCTAAGTTGACCAGCGAGCAGAAAGAAGCAGTAGACTTTTACAATACATACAACCAAGAACAAGCTACTAATAGTGAAATTCAAAAAAGACAATCTGAACATTTTCAAAAATCTACTGATAGTCTTTTCAATGATAACTTCAAAGGTTTTGATTTTAATGTTGGGGAGAAAACTTATAGATATAATATAAACGATGTTCAAAATGTGAAAACTTACCAAAGCGACATAGTTAATTTCATAGGGGAGTTCCTAGATGAAAATAATATGATGAAAGACGCAGGGGGATATCACAAAGCTTTATATGCTGGTAAAAATATTGATAAAATTGTTAAACATTTTTATGATCAAGGCAAAGCAGACGCTATTAAAGAGGCAACTATGAGTGCTAAAAACATTGATATGTCCCCAAGAACAGCTGCTAAACCTGT